ACAGTTCCATCATAAACAAAGAAACCACCTGACTCACCCATCCAATAAACTATTCCATTTACATATTTTATTGCGTGTTGCCCTATACATCCACAATTAGATCCAACCTGTCTTATAGAAAATGTAAAAGGTGGTCCTACAAATTGCATTACATAAGCAGCATTATCTGTCACAATAAAAGTATAATCTTTACCTTTGATTGCTCCTACTATCTTTGTGCCTGAGTCTAATCTAAATGTACCAGCAGTATTAACAGAGGTTGGAGTATAATTGCTAATATCTTCTTGATCAGAAAATCTTATAAACATTTTATCTTGTGTACTTGGCGTGCCAATAGTTGTTTCTGTTCCTAACATAATTAAATGCCTATCACGATCTGAAACTAAAGACATGACAGATGCGGTAGGAGCATTTGATATAAGCACAGCTCTTGTATTTAATGCGTTGGCATTAGAATTTATAGGATTCCAAGAAAAAGACTGTCCATTTTTTATGGTTGCAATAAGTTGTTCACCAAAATTATCTAAAGACCATGAGGCAGGATCTACTGTTAATGTTTGAGACAATGATTCTATACCCCATCCCGTAAAGGCTTCAACTCCAGCACCACTAGAATGCGCACTTCTAGTTCCCGCAGCAGCTCTTGTAATCCCTGTCAGATCATTACTTGATATTCCTGTGTAACTAATAAACTCAGCTCCTACTTTTATAGTGCCAGTTGAGGGAAAATTTGTGGTTGATGTTAAGGTAATTGAAGTCCCTGATCCTCCGGTACCCGCAGTGTCATCTAAAAGTGCTCCGTTAAGAGTGCTAAATACTTGTTGACCACCACCCCAAAGACCTGTTCCCCATCCAAAGCCAAATGTTGAACCTAAAGCTCCTGGTTTTATATATGGCGTAGCCGTTGCAGAACCAGATCCGTTGACCGTTGTTCCTGCTGCGCTAGCCATAGTAATAGTAAATTCATCACTACCTGGGACGGTTATTACTTGAAAAGGGTTTGTTGTAAAATTTGCTGCAGTATATCCCGCACCTGATGGAGGGGTTACTGATGAAAAAATAAATATGTCTCCCGGCTCAAAACCATGTGCTGGTTTGTTTACAGTTACTGTTGCTGAGGTATTAACAGTATCAAAAGTACATCCAGTTAAAGCTGTGCCTAGAGGTGTTATGTCAAAAAAAGCCCCCTCATAATAAACGACTAATACTTTATTAGTTCCTATCGCAGAGTATTTTCTTCCATCTAAATCAGCCCAAATAAATTGTTCTCTTGCTGCACCTACTAAAGTGCTTTCTAATAATTGTTCCCAACCTCCAATTTTTTCTGGCAATCCATATCTAAATCTAACAAAATCACCATCAGTCCATTTACCCTCCGCACCTGTTTGGGTAAGTTGTTTGTTAAAACCTGGAGCTATATTTACTTTTGTTAACGGCATACAATATTATATCATAACCTATATATATGTATAGATTACCACTTTTCGCCCACCTTGTGTAGGAAAATAAAAATAATGATGATTTCTGCCCCAACATACTCCTCTATATTTTTTAGGACTTATTATTTTTAAAGGTTTTTCATTAGATTCATCCATTATCACTGTATCTCCAGTTGAATCATTTAAATAAAGTAAAAAATATTTATGGTCAAAAGTATGGTCTAGGTGGCTAGGGGTTCTATAAATATTACCTAAATTATAAGTTAAATTAACAGCACATCTAAATAAACCCTTATGTTCAATATTATTTTTTTTACAAAAACAATTAAAAATATCAACAAGCCCATATTTTAATTCACTATCAGTAAATCCATTATCATCTAACACTACGTGTTCAAAATGATTATTACCATCAGGCTCTTTAGTACCATCCCTAACAAACTGAAAATTATGTGTAAACGATGTAAAAATATTATCTAAATATTTTTTCTGAATATCATTTAAAAAATTGTCATCTATTACAATCATTTATTCTATTTACTGTTGATTACCTGTATAAAAGCTTTGAATACTGCATCTGTGCAGGTATTATTTTCTATTTTAAAATTAGAATCAAATGTAAAAAGTCTATTTTGTTCTGGATAAATATCGTCTAAACCAAAAAATTTTATGTAACCATTATTTTTATTTATAAAATATATAGACGTTATTGTGTTTTTAACATCTAATGGTTCAATAATGTCTTCAAATATTTTTTTATTTTTAATTGTGTTAGGAACTATATACAAAATTAACGATTCTAATTTTTTAACATCTTTTATTAAGGGTTCAACTATATGAAAAAACGGGCTTGATATTTTTTCACTAAAAAATACGTGATACATAAAAAGTTGATTAGAATTATTAGAAATTTTATATTGTAAATGATCTAATAAATTTTCTATTTTATTAAAATCTAAATTATTTAAAAAATTATTTTCTATTTGAATCATTTGTTGTGTCGATATCACCATCGTATGTCATTAAAGTTCTATCTTTTTCGGGTAACAATGCGTTTAATTCTACAACTATCTTTATTAAGTTATTACCAAAATGTCTTAATCCTAAACTAGTCATATGTAATTTTTTATTTTTGCTTATTACCTCTACCTCTTCATTAGTAAAAATAATATCACAAGATCCATCTTCGTGTTGTTTAAATTTCATTTATTTCCAACTTGTTTTTCTCCATGATTTTTCTCTATATAATTTCTTAAACCATAAAAGAAATGAAAATTGATTTTTTACATGATCTTTGTTTTCAGAAATTTTCATTTTCCAATCCTCTCTTTTGAAAGGAATAATTTGAACATAAGGAGTCCCTTTTTTAATGATTGTATTTAAAACTGGATATTTATCTCCGTTAATACAAAATGGAAAATTAATTTCAATAGCGTGTTTATCGGTCTCCACTATACCTGCAATTATTTCAAATCTGTCATCTGTATTATTAAGTGGAGGAATAAATAAACATGAATATCCTTCTGGTGTTTTTATTTTCCAAGGATTAAGTATTTTATACATATTAAAATTTAAATTTTTTTTAACAAAGGGTGAGTTAGCTAATTGTGCTGTATTATGTGAACTACCATCTATATTTAAATTTACATTACCAGAAAACTTAGTATTAGTTTGTGTATCAAAAAGAGTTGTTTTTTGACCTTTTTCATTTTTAAAATTGTGTTTTAATTCAATATCTATTGGAGTCTTTAATAGATAACCAGTTGTTAAAGTTTGTAGAAATGGCATGCATTTTTTTATAGTCATGTCATTATCTGCATTAGATAATTTTTTAAACCATAAGGGTAAATTGGTTTTTATTGGTTTAGGTAAATCTTCTTCAAGTTCTAGATAGTTTTTAGGTGCACTAAATTCTATAATTTTACTTAACATCAATGATGTTATAATTTATTTTATAGGTAATTCAAAGATACTTTTGTAGTTTACAGAATTATCAGAACAATACTCTTCCCATGATTTATTTAAAGGGAAGGTAACTGTATTAAGATCAATATTATTACAGTAATCTCTGTAATTTTGCCATTCAGTTGTTTTAACGTGACTAGGATTTTCAGCCAACCACACATCCATTTCTTCTACGATAGCATCAAGATATAGTTGCATAGCTTCTTTATTATCTCTTTCCTCAGCGGGAACAGTTGTATTACCATCCCAATGATGAAACCAAGTAAAATTATTTCCGTCATGAGAAACAATGGAATGTGTTCTATTTTTTATTTTTAAAAAATCCTCTACATTAACTGTTACTGTATCAGATTCACTTACAGGATAGTATTGTAAATCTTCATCATTTTCACATATTCTTTTAAGTGTTGAATGAGTTTTTGGTTCATCTTTATTAAATATAAATGTTGCCATGTTAACCTTCCATTACTAATATTTTTCCTGAGCCACCGGTACCACCGTTACCATATTGGTTTCCTCCAGATCCACCATTTCCAGCTGAAAGTTGTAAAAAATTCTCTGTGGTAAAAGCTCCACTAGCACTTCCTGAACTACCAGAACTACCAGTATTGTTTCGACCGCCACCTCCGCCGTTTCCAGCGTTTGCAGTAGCAGTGCCGCCAGCATGTGCTAAGTTAGTGGCATTTCCAGCACCAGCATCGTTACCCCAACCAAAACCGTGATTATAATTACCTCCACTACCGCCAGATCCTACTTGATAAGCATATCCAGTACCTCCTGCTACAGTTAAATTAAAGTATCCAAACCCACCGCTTCCTCCAGAGCCTCCTTTAGCATTGAAAGTAGCGCTTCCTCCGCCGCCGCCTCCGCCGCCGCCGATTATAAACGCACCCGCGCCAGTTGAATTTGCTTGAGTCGTGTAAGTACCGTTTCCACTATTTGCTAATAATCTATATAAAGTAGCTCCTCCACCTCCAGATCCAGATGAGGCTGCAGTGATTCTTCCTTGAGCATCGACAGTTATATCAGCCGTTGTATAGGATGCTGCAGTAACAGTAGTGTTTGCTAGTTTGTCTGCAGTAACAGCGTCATCAGCAATCATATCAGTAGCAACTTGCACTTCACCAATAGTTCCAGCAGAAGCTGCTCCTAAAACTCTGTTTGCAGTTGTAGTGTCTTGCATTTTTGCAAAAGTCACAGCATCATCAGCAATTTGCGCAGTTGCAATAGTTCCTGTAAGATTTGCAGCTGCAACAGTTCCACCTAAAGTATCTAAAGAAATTTCGTTTAGATTAGTTCCGTCTGAATAAGCTGCATAAATTTTTGCTTGGTCTAAAGTAAATCCTGATCCTGAAGCAGTTTTAATTGTAAGGTTTGTTGGATTTGTTAATCCTGTTGCATCAAAAATATAAAATTTTTCGATTGAATCTGGTATTGTACAAACTGTACTTGCAGCAATTGATGCTGTCGCAAATTTAATTACTAAATTTCTTGCGTTTGATATTGCACCGTCAGACATTGCAAGAGCTAAAGTACCACCACTTGAAAGTGTTACTTGCTCAAAACCTGCAACCGCTTGTTGTACTAAATTTAAATTAGTATTTGTTTTATCTCCCCATGTACCAGCGTTTTCACCGGTAGCCATTAATTCTAGTTTAAGATCACTTGAGTAAGTTGATGACATAAAAAATTCTCCTTAATTATTTCTATTTTACATGAACTAAGCAGCTAAATCAACTACTGTCCAAGTATTTGATACTCCTAAGTCTATTTCAGACCATGCCGTTATATTAGGGCTTGTAATTGTTGATGTCAATTGTATGCCTGTTACGTCAATTCCAGCCCCTCCTACTACTGTTACAGATCCTATTGAACTAGAAATACTTGAACCTGTAACCGAATATTCTGAAGCCTGGCCTACACTCGCTATTGTTAAAGTAGCAGATTGGCCTGTTACTGACTCAGTGGTGGTTTGTTCTAATGCAATACTGCCAAGAGTAAATGTGGCTTGTATTCCCGAAACATCAACACCTATTTTAGGTTCTGGAACAACTTGGCCAATGCCCCCTGATAATGATATTCCAGAAGGTGATGCACTAGCATCCGCAGTTACAGAAGTAGAACCTACAAATCCATCAAGCTGATCTTCTGCTGCATTAACAACAACTCCAAAATCACCTATAAGAGAAAATAGACCTTGAGTTAATCCTAAAGATTGTCCAGATACTGAAACTGTTACGTCAGCAAATGCGGTTTCTTCACCTAATGCTGAAGATATTGTTTGTCCTGTGACTGCCACAGAATAATTTACACCCCATGCAAACTCACCCCATGCGGACCTACCCCATCCTTCTCCTGTTAAAGTTGATTCGTCAACTGTAGCAGCACCAATAGAAGATCCCATGGTGTTTCCAGTAATATTTACTCCAAAACCTGTTACTACTTGTCCGACTCCTAAAGATGCGGTTACGGGTCCAGGGTTTTCAATTAAAACTGAAGTGCCTCCGGTTGCTGTACCTTGTGAAGATGCTATATTTAAACCACTCTGCGTAATTTCTACGCCACCAGTAACTGATTGTAAGTTACCAATACTTGATGATATTGAGATTCCACTTACAGATACAACACTATTACCTTGCTCACTCCAAGGTCCTTCACCCCAAGATAAAGCTCCCCACGTAGTGGAAGTAATATCAAAAATACCGCCCATGCCAATACCATGTACATAACAAAGATAATAAAAATCTGTTTGTGATGACGGTGTTATTTCAACGTATCGTGTTGTGGCCGCATTGAAGTTGGTAGTGTTAACGTAGTTAGAATATGTGGTAACTCCATCTAAGTAATAAGTAACACCAGATGTTAAGTAATCAGATTGACTTGTTGTTGAAGAAAAAATTAATGGGTGGTTATCGTTTGTATTATCGTTTTGATTAAATCTAAGCGTTGCACCTTGGACCCACGATATAGTGCCTGGGCCAGTAGAATTTCTTGCACCATCTAAATAGAAGACATTCCCTGTGCCTCCTCCATAAAGATTACCTGATGCTACGGTTACCGTATAAGTTTGTAAAGCCATAGCACCAAGTTTCCTTTATTAAGATAATCTTAATATAGATGCAGACGTTGTGAATGCTGGGAACTGAATTGTAAAAGTTCCTGAAGTAGCAGTCTTATCGCCACCAAAATCTAAAACAGCAACAGCGTCAGTAGTATTAGAACCACCGTCAGTTGTTGTGTTATAAATTAAAGCTCCTCTTGCAGTAAGGGTTACACCTACAAATGATAAGTCAGCAAAATCAGTAATAGCCACAGAGGATGAAACT